GTATCCAGGCACTTCGATTTATTTGCTTCTCTAATTCTCTAATCCTTGTTTCGTGATCTCTGGAAGCTTCAAGAATCTGGATAGAGTTTGCTTTTAGAATTTCGATGTCTCGAACAATCTGCAAGAGAAGACTTTGATTGCTAGGTTTCGGGTCAGTCATTAGCAGTCATTTCGTGCCCACAAATACCACAAACAAGGATGCCTTCGACAGGTGCAGAATTAGGCACATCTTTTACAGGGCAAGTCGCAGTTTTACAGCTCAACATTTTATTATCCTGTCGCAGTTCCAGTGGACATCATAAAGGCAACACCAGTCAAAGTTTGAGTCGCAGGCTGAGATAACGCACCATTATTGACTAAAGCAATCGTTGCTGTTCCAGTAGTTACAGCGTTCACAACAGGAGTCAAATATGCTCCAGTAGTAGCCAAACCAGCAATAATTGGGGCAGTAGTAAAACGCGAAACAGGCAAAACAACGCTAACCAAAGCAGAAGAACCAGCAGCAATAGCAGTGCTCGGGCCAGTTACCTGGAATACATACATTGCAGAAGGTTGTGGCTGCCAAACTGCACCATCATAATGCTCCATGTGATCTTTATCAGTCAGATAAGAAACCTGCCCATTTACAGCAGTCGCAATAGCTGTGGCACGAATCGCTGAAGAACCAAAGATACCTACAACCTGTTGAGATACATAAGTGTTCAAATCGGCAGCAGTAAGCACATCACCGATAGCCCAAGTTTTTAAAGTCATAAAAGTTCTCCTAAATCCTTAGTTTACTAGCATTCTAGACAACCTTTTGAGTATCTAAAATACCCAGATAAGTCGAGTTTAAAAACAAACCAGAGTTGAGTGATGCTAAACCAAAAGAGATAACATGTGATTCGACAGTGACATTCTGTTGAATACCGATAATTTGATATGTTCGGTCAATATTTGAGCCACCACCATAAGGCCTATAAATAACACGCACAATATCGAACAACTCTAAGTTCAATACCCTGTTCTGATAGGCAGAAGATAGAGCTTCTAATTGAACATCAACCTGAGTTAAAACATAGTCAGGGATTCCAAACTGACCTATAACCTCATTGGCAAAGGCAGTTGAACGAGCAGGGCTAATGCTAAGGGAATCGGTTTGACTATATGAACGAATACCATAAAAACCTTGAGAAACAGTATTATTCTTAACTGCTGTTCCACCAGAGGCACGAACAACGCTCGCTTGATTGTAGAACTGATCTGTCGTATAAGCGACCTGCAAATCTGAGATTGGAATAGCAGTTCCAACCACTGCTGTTCCATAAGCATCCCCAAACACTTCATAAGCAGGAAGAGTAGCTGTTGCACCAGTAGCAGTTTTAGTTAAATACACGCTGCTAGATAGACCTTCAGTTCCAGTCCAACCAGTGTTTACAATTACCTGATCGTTTAGATAATCGGTAGTTGTTTGATAAGCGTTGCCATCAAAATAAGCAGTAGCAGCAGAAGTTGTCGGAGTAATAATCAAATCTTTAATATTGAAAATAGATGCATTTGAGTTGTAAGCATAAAAAACAATAGTATCAACTAGAGCAGTTGAAGAAAGATTCGCTAAAGAATAATTTGCCCAAGCCGAAGTTGTAGCTGTGCCTGTCGTTGATATATTGCCTTTGCTTACTCCTTTGTAATACAAACTTAAAACTATTGTTGTATTTGAATCAACATATTGTCCTTTAAAGAAAACAGAATAAGCCTGATTTGCCTTATATTTGGTCGCATCTTTTTCTTGATAAGAAACTTCTGTTTGAGCACCAATCGGATCTGGTGCAGTCTGAATAAAGTTAGGTTCATTCGCACTACCAGCAATAACTACATATTTTAAAGCTGTAGAACTAGGGTTATAAACATTCCAATAAGTTGAAATGTCTGTTACTGTTCCACCATAAAAACCAGCGGTCACATGATAGTTAAATACCGGCGTGCCCATTGTATAAACTCCAGTAGTCAAAGTGCGATCAGTTATCTTGGCGTTACCATCAGTAGTTCCAAAGAAGTTAAAAGGTTCAGTTCTAGCAACATTCTGCAAATAACTTAGAACAGTATTATTTTGGTCAAACAAATCGGGCACAAGCGGAGTTCGTCCAGAATAATAGGTAAAAGCAACTGATGTCCCTCCCCAGGCAGCAGTAGCAGCTGCAATTCGATCACGAGCAAAAGTAGCTGTATTAGAGGCAGTCACATTGGAAACATTGAATTTGGCTTGACCTAAAATACCTAAACCATCAGTTGCCGAAAGAGACGCCTGCGGATTAAGTCCCTTCTCATCATTAGTAAAACTCCAGCTATTTACCCAGCCTGTATAAATTAGGTAAGTATTATTCGCGTATACACGAACTTTGGCGTTAGGTTGCACCCTGGAATATCCGTTAGTGGAGTCCCAAAGAATAGAGCTCGTGTTGAATGGGTCAAAAGTGCGGTCAAAGTTATTGAAACTGATGCTTATTGTGCCAGGTTGCACATCCTCAAAAACGCGGCTTCCACCACGACTAATACTTATAGAACCAGCATAGGAAGTAACATCAACGGAACTTCCTGCACCAAAACTAATGTATATGTTGTAGTTAGGAACAGCCATTATCTGCTAAAACCCTTAACCACGGATGCCGGAACTTTGCCATTATTTTTAACATAACGCCCAATAGCATCAACAACAGCTTTAGGATCAGCAGACTGCACATAAACATTTATAGTATTACCAAACCCATTATTTCCACCTAGGGGAATGATTGCTTCAGGTCGGCCACCTTCACCAACAGTCACATTAGTTCCCCCTGAAGAAGGCATAACAATTCCACCCTTAGCCAACTTAGGTAATTTGACATCAGGAATCGGGTTCACATGCAGATTCACGCCACCAAAAGTAACAGCCTTCACACCATCAAGCATCGTGTTCAAACCGCCAACCATCATGTTTACACCATGCAAAACACCGTTGATAAAACCTTCAAACATGCTGATCCAAAAGTTGACATAAGCCTTGAAAATGTTACCTATAAACGCGAAGGCAACACCAAATGCATCTGAAACTGTTTTCCATGCACCAGCCATCCAAGTAATACCAGTGTGAAACGCTGTAACAAGTGCAGCCCAAACAGTTTGGAAAAATTGTGTTTGAGTAGCCAAATAAACGATTCCAGCAACAACCGCTGCGATAGCTGCAATAATCAAACCCCAACCCATAGCAGTCAAAGCACCATCCATAATAATAAGTTCGCTATTCAAGATACCTAAAGCAACTTCAACAACAGTAGAAATAGCTGCAAAAGCCTTGAACGCCAAAACGAGCGCACCAATAGCCAAAGCAGTTTCCTTTATACCAGGCATCATAAACAACTGCATCAGTTGAGTTAGCATCGGCAAAATAAACGAACCAACCTGCTCCTTAAAGTTATCCATAGAAACATTAAACTTAGCGAAAGGGTCAGCCTTCTTAGCAGCGAAACCAGAGAACTCAGTTGACAAATCAGCAAGAACATCTTTACTGTTCTTCAACTCAGGGAACATACGTTTCAAAGCGGCAGTATTACCTGCATACGCTTGAGCGACAGCCTTAGCAACTTTCTCCTGGCTTAAACCTGAACCAGCACTGGCATCAAGAGAGATCTGCAACAATTGTTGAGCCTTCTGCACATCCCCAGTCACACGAGCGAAACGAGACATCGCAGGTCGCAAATCATCGTCAACGATTCCCAGTTGATTAGAAAGAGTCTGAATGTAACTCTCATTAGAAGCAATCTGAGCGTCAGTCGCATGAGTTGAACGCTTCAATTGAGAAGTCAACAAAAGTTGAGACTTAGCATCAGCAGAAGCAGCCTTAGCAGCTTCAACAAGCTGTTGCGCACCTAAACCAATACCAACAGCACCAATAACCTTGCCAAGCCCCTTGAACCCTGTTTGAGCTTTCTTAATACCCGAATCATCAAACTTCGATAAGAGATTGATTATTACGGACATTAGTTAAGTTTCCTGTTCACTTTAGCTGCATACTTCTCAAGAATCAATTTTATCTCCAGCTTTACCATCGGCAGAATCTTCTCAACTGAAGGGTAAACAAAATTACTGGCACTCTTAGACTTCAAATGCTTGATCATCTTTTGACCCTGAGTAGTAGTGCGGTGAGTTCTCGTACGACCCTTATAGGCATAAGCCTTAGTAACAGGATTCAAAACAGCACCAGAACCCTTACCAGCAACATCAGCGAGAGCAGTCGCAGGGCTAGAAACAACAATACGAACCAAAGAAGTGACAGCAGTTTTCTTAGAAGCCTTAGTCGTAAAACTAGGCTTGACAGTATCAGGCTTAACTTTCACACCCCAACCCAAACGACCTTCAGTATTAGCAACAGGTCGAACAGAAGAAATAAACGGGTTAGTTTTAGGGATAACACCCTTGATAGCACTAATAGCAGGAGCAGCAACTTGACGCATCTCCTTGACCATAGCGTTCTTCATGCCAGGTTCAAGTTGATTCAACGCTTTCACAATCTCTTTAGCGTTATAGACAACATCAGTTTGCATGCCAGCCATCAGTTACCCTTCACATCGTTTTGCGATCTAACAGCAAAATACATTGTCATAAGCATCCGGTCACTCTCCTGCATCAAAACACTTGGAGCAATACCTGTTGCAACAGCTAAGTTAGCGATAAACCAATGTGTAGAAGATTCACCTATGCTTTTGATGCTTTTGGGTCAGCAACCTCAACAGTTTCAACAGTCTCACACCAAGTCTCAAACTCGGCTGAAGTTTTACCTAAACGCTTAGAAGCAAGCCAAGCCAAATAGTAAAGGTGAGTAAGTTTCTGCAACTTATCAATGCTCAAATCAAAGTAGGCTTCCCACTTGATTAGATCAGAAGCAGAAGTCTGCAACGCGTAAGCTTCACCTGAAGCAGGGGTTATAGTGATATCAATTTTTTGCATGCAATCACTCTAACCTATTTGTTACACTACTGCGCGTGTGGCTGTTCCAGTTGTAGGCCAAGTAACTGAGAAAGTAGCCAAATCACCAATCTGACCTGAAACAGGAGTTAGATCTGTAACCAAACAGACAGCCGTATAGGCAGGGTTTGCACTTGAAACCGCTGAGCTTGTTGGCTTGATAACAACAGTCGCGTTAGTTCCAAGAAGCGGCCAAAGAGTTGCATCAACAGTTGAAACAGCATAATCCTGATTAAACTGAAGAGTCAAAGAACCTTCCTTCAAACCAGCAACGCGGGTAACCCAAGTGCTACCAAAAGAAGTAGTTGTAATGTCGTTAGCAGAAGCCTTTAGCTCCACCTGAGTCAGGTATGAAGCCAAAGCTGTTGATCCGTTGATGCTAACGCTGAAGTCTGTTGCGACAAAGATTGCCATTTATTATCCTTAACTTGCGAATACTTGAACCGAAAACTCGGCACTGTAATAGTCTAATGCATTTACTGATAAAGCCCCGATAGCCG